TTCGTTTCCTTTGAACCTTTTATGCCCTTCATCTCAAGGAGGAATTCATCATGCAGCAAGAAAAGATCGTCATCATCGGCGCAGGCCATGTGGGCAGCCACTGCGCCTATGCCCTGGCCCACTGCGGGGTGTGCCGAGAGATCGTCCTCACCGATATCCTTCCAGAAAAGGCGGCGGCCCAGGCCCTCCAGACGGCGCTGGACCCCGCCTCCCGGTACGCCGGCCGCCTGTCCGGCGTCCAGTCCATCCGGGGCGCGGAGGGACAGGTCATCCTCACCCTCAGCCAGCCAAACAGCTCCTTGCCTCTCCTGCTGGACATCCCCCTCGCCCTGGGGACCGGGGCGCGCCCCCTGGGCACCGGTCCCTATCTGCTTACCGACAGCGGCGGCAGCCTCAGCCTCACCGCCCGTCCCGGCTGGTGGGGGGACTCCGGCTCCCTCCCGGTCCGGGAGATCCGCCTGGCCTCGCTCACCAAGCCGGACGAGCTGGTCTCCGCCTTCAACTCCGGAGAGGTGAGCCTGATCGATGTGGATCTGACCGGAACCAGCGAGCTGGGCTCCTCCGGCAGCTATCAGGTCTGGGATTACCCCCCCCCCGCTCTGCTCTATCGGGGCTCCCCCGCCCCCCGGGGGCTGTGCGGGGCCCCGGCGGTCCGCCGGTCCATCGCCCGTGCCATTGACCGGGACGCCCTGGCCGAGACTATCTTCGCCCGGCACGCGGCGGCGGCGGCCATCCCGCTCCACCCCGTCTCTCCCCTTTATAATGAGGAGCTGGCCAAGCGGCTGTCCTATGACCCGTCCATCCTCACCGGCCTGGAGCTGAAGGGGCGCCCCCTGACGCTGCTGGTGAACATCGAAAGCACCGCCAAAAGCGCGGCCGCCAATGAGATCGCCCGGCAGCTCCAGGAGGCCGGGCTCCGGGTCACGGTGGAGCGCCTCCCCTGGGAGGAATACACCGCCGCCCTGACCGCCCGGGACTTTGACCTGTATCTGGGGGAGGTCTATCTCACCCCGGACTTCGACCTCTCCGCTCTCATCGCGCCCGGCGGCGCGCTGAACTACGGCGGATGGGAGGACGGCGTCATTTCCGGCCTGCTCTCCGCCTTCCGCACCGCGGAGGGGGAGCTGCGGCAGTCCGCCGCCTCCTCTCTGTACCGCTATCTCTGCCAGCAGGCGCCCATCGCGCCCATCTGCTTCAAAAACGGCTCGGTCCTCACCCAGTACGGGCGGCTGGACCAGCTGAATCCGACCCAGTACAACGTCTTTTATGACCTGTCCCAATGGGCAGTTCCATAAGAAAAGATCCCGGCCGTCCGGCCCCTTGCCGTCCCGAAGGACGGAACAGACCCGCCGCGCCGGCTCCTGCCCCGCGGCGCACGGCCGGGAATCAACAGAAAAAACGTGGAGGAATGGTTATGAGCGTTTTTCGATGCTACTCAGAAAAGAAGCCTGGCTTTGACGTAGAGGCCCAGGGCCTGTGCCGTCAGCTGCGGGAGCAGCTGGGGATCAAGTCCCTGGAGTCCGTCCGGATCCTGAACCGCTATGACGCGGACCACATCGATCCCGCGGTCTATCAGGCAGCCAAGACGGTGGTGTTTTCCGAGCCTCAGGTGGATGACATCTGGGACGAGTCCTATCCCGCTCCCGACACGGCCCACAGCGTCCTGGCGGTAGAGGCCCTCCCCGGCCAGTTCGACCAACGTGCCGCGTCGGCCGTCGACTGCGTGCGGCTGATCGATCCCGAGGCCCGGGTCGACATCCGCTCGCCGAGGCTGCTCGGTTTCGCTGACAAGACGACCGACGGGGAGCTGGCGAAGATCCGGCATTACTACATCAACGCCGTCGAATCGCGTGAGAAGGACCTTTCGGTGCTCAGCGACATGGAGCAGGCCGAAGTGAAGCCCGTCGGGGCGCTCGAAGGGTTCCGGGAGATGGCGGATTCCGAACTGGAGCCTTACTGCAAGACGATGGGTCTGGCGATGAACGCCGACGATCTGCGCGAGGTGGTGAAGTATTTCCGCGCCGAGGGCCGCGATCCCTATGAAACCGAACTGCGCATCCTCGATACCTATTGGAGCGACCATTGCCGCCATACGACCTTCACGACCGAGCTGGAGGGTATTACGGTCGAGGAGTCGTTCGTCAAGGACGAAATCGAAGATTCGCTGGCCCTCTACCTGCGCATCCGGCGTGAGCTGGGCCGCGAACACAAGAGCATCTGCCTGATGGACATGGCCACGATCGGCGCCCGCTACCTGCGCAAGAAGGGGCTGCTGGACGATATGGAGGTGAGCGACGAGAACAACGCCTGCTCGGTCTATGTCGATGTCGACGTGGACGGCCGGACCGAGAAGTGGCTGCTACAGTTCAAGAACGAAACCCACAACCATCCGACCGAGATCGAGCCATTCGGCGGCGCTTCGACCTGTCTGGGCGGCGCTATCCGCGACCCGCTGTCAGGCCGCAGCTACGTCTATCAGGCGATGCGCGTGACGGGTGCGGGCGACATCTACCAGAAGGTGGGCGACACGCTCGAAGGCAAACTCCCGCAGAGCGTGATTTCGAAAAAGGCCGCGGCCGGTTATTCGAGCTACGGCAACCAGATCGGTCTGGCTACGACCCACGTACGCGAGGTGTACCACGACGGCTATGTGGCCAAGCGTCTCGAAGTGGGCGCCGTGGTGGGCGCCCTGCGGGCCGCTGTGGGCTACTTCCCGAGAGCTCGGTCGAGGTTGTGCTGGAGGCGCTTGGCCGTCTCCTCTTGGAGTCGGGTCATTATCTTCTCATTGGTGCGCTCGCTGGTTATCATGGAGGGCACCGAGATGGTGGTGAACTTCTTGATGTCGGTGCGCGTCCGGCTCATTCGCTGGAATGGAATGGCGCTGACGCCGCCGGCCTTGGTGTTGCCCGTCCCCATGAGGATGTTGTGCGATCGCTCGGAGTACGGGCCGCCCGGGGTGCGGGTGTTCAGGTAACGGCCGATGACCTTCTTCTGCCCCTTGACCACCTGCATCCGCAGCGTGTAGCTCTTGCCCGGCGGTGCGGTCTTTGGTGTCATGCCGAAGTGCACAGGGGTGAGCATCCGGCCGGAGTAGGTGATGGTCAGCTCCTCGATGGTCTCTCCCGAGACGTTGACGCTGCCCGCCATCTTCTTCGGCTTGCTGCTGTTCTTGCCGGACGGGGTGATCTCGCCCTTCTTGATGTTGTAGACCGATGTGACTTCCTGAGCGATCCAGCTCGGCGCTCTGGCCTTGACGTCGCGGACGGTGGCCTTCACGGCCTTGCGGCCCTGCTCGTCGATCTGCGCGACAGTGTCCATGAGCTTTTGGAAGTTTTCGACCTGCATGGTGATAGTTGCCTTTGCCGTTATTGTCACCTCCTGAATATGCAAAAAGAGACCGGCGGGCGTTGGTTCGCCCGTCGGCCTCTTGCCGTCGGTTGTTATTCGGTTTTCCTCTGGTCAGCCGCTCGGAATTGTCACGGCGTTGCCCGTGTGTCCGGCGGTCTTTTGCAGGATATAGGATAGCACGGGTCGCTACTGCTTTTCAATTCCTTTTACTTCCCTTTCTCCCCTTTCCCTGCGTTTTCCGCCCGCAGCTCAGGCAGGGGCTCCAACTCGTCCAGTACGGCGGCGAGGTTGAGCAGGGCGCGGCCGTGGATCTTGTATGTCCTGTTCTGGTAGGCGTCCACTCTGTCGATGTAGCCCCGCCGATCACCGAACAGGACGCCGCAGGTGCTCTCCCAGTCGGCCCGGTCGAAGTAGCGCAGCCGGATGACGGCGCGCTCGTCGGGGTCGGAGAGCTGGAGGATCAGGCCCTCGATGGCGTTGCGCTCCTGCTTCTCCTCAGCCTTGAGCCGGTCGATCTGTTCCTCGAGCTCCATTTTCCGCTCCACCATCATGCCGGTGCGGTCGGATGGTGTGCCGGATCCGCGGGGCATACCTGTCAGGTCAGGGCCGGGCGGGGAGGCCATCGTCATCTCCATGCGGTCGAGGCGCTCGAGTTGGTTGTCGATGTCCCTCAGCATGGCGGTGTAGGCCGCGAGCCTGTCCTTGATCCGTTGTGTGATCGGCTTCTCGCTCATTATGTCAGGGCGTCACTCCTGCTCACCTCCTTCCTCGTCAGGCTCGAAGATCGCGGCGATCTCCTCGCGCGGTAGCTCTCGGCCTTGACGGACGCAGCGCACGGTTGTCTTTCCTGTTATTCTGATGTACCTCTTGACGATCACGTCCGTGAAGGCGGGCGTCAGCTCCATGATGTAGGAGGGCTGCCCGTATGCCTCGCAGGCGGCCAGCGTTGTGCCGGAGCCGCCGAATGGATCATAGACGCCCGTGGCGAAGTCCGTGTTGTCGACCAGCTTCTCCAGCAGCTCGACGGGCTTCTGCGTGGGGTGCAGCTCATTCCCGGAGCGGGAGATGCTCAGGACGTTGCCGTAGCCCTTGTGACCGTCGAAGTGCGTGGCAGCCTTGGCGCCGAACAGAATGAGCTCATGTTGCGAGCGCCAGCCGACGCCCATGCCCGGCGTGCCCTTGTCCCATACGATCTCAGACTTGACGCCGAAGCCGGCCGCCTCGACGAGGTCGAACAGATATACCCACATACGCCAGTCAGTGAAGATGTAGGCATAGAGGCAGGGGATGTCTGTGAGCGCGCCGCGGATCAGGTTTTGGTAGCCGCGCGTGCTGAGGATGTCGTTGGCGATCTTCGGGGCCTTGCCGTTCTTTCTCTCGGTGCCGATACTGCCGGTCGACTTCTGCGACTCCTTGCTGCCGCCCGAACAGTAGGGCGGGTCGGTCAGCAGGATCTCGGGCTTGTTGCCGTCGAGCAGCAGGGCGCGATCCTCCGGCCGGGTGCAGTCTCCGCAGAGGACGCGGTGCCGGCCGAGGATCCAGAGGTCGCCGTACTGTGTGACCGGCGCGGCCGGGGTCGGGATCTCGGCGTCGGGGTCGCTGCTCGGTTCCTTGGTGTGCAGTGCCTCAGAGAGGGCCGTCACGATGTTGCCGTAGTCGTCCTCAGTGTAGCCGCTGAGCATGAACGGGATCTCGCCGGTGTCGATGTCGGCGAAAACCTCGGCGAGCATCTTGTTGTCAGTGGTGGCGAGCTCCGCGATGCGGTTGTCAGCCGTCAGATCGGCCAGCTCCTCGGCCTCGCTGGCGTAGTCCTGATAGTCGACCGGGGCGTCGGTCAGGTCGTCGAGCTGTGCGGCCATGAGACGGCCGTGGCCCTTGGTGACGAGCCCGCTGCGCTTGCTGACAGTGATCGGGGCGCGCCAGCCCGTCGCTCTGATGATAGAGGCGAGGAGCTTGATCTGCTCCGGCGGGTGCTGGTTGGGGTTCTTTGGATTGGGCCGCAGATCCTTCAGCGGGACGATGGCGTCGTGTGCACAGAACACGGGGACGCTGCCGGCGTATGCCTTCGGCGTGGCCGTGGTGCTGTACTCCTCGATCTCGGGGCCGGTCTGCGGCTGCGGTTTATTCATGGCCGTCACCTCCTGTGGAGAATTGTTTCTCGATCCACTTGTGGAGGCTGGAGCCCTGCCAGTTGTTTCGGCCGTCAAGACGGTTTTTCAGCCGTTCCAGTTTCGCCTCCTCGACCTCCTCGGTGGATCGGTGGAAGATGATGCGGAGCTGGTCGAGCATGATCTGGACGTCGGCCATCTCCTCGATCACGTTGCCGATCGCTGCGGTCACTTCGCAGCCAGCCTGTGCCCGTTTGATTTTGCAGAGGGCTTTGGTCAGCTCGGCCATCTCCTCGACGGCCATGTCCATTTGTGCTGGCGCGCCGTAGGTCGTGATCGCACGGTCCAGCAGGGCCCGGCGTTCCTCCGTGGTCATCACGGGCGGCCTCCCTTCGTCAGCTCTCTGACCAGTATGGCCACGAGCACGATCACGATGATGGCGAGGGAGATGGCGGTCGGGATCCAGATCGGGGCCAGTACCCACAGCCAGCTCCAGTTGATGACGCCGGTGAGCTTCAGGACGATGAAGGCGACGGCGAGAAGGCCGCAGAAGCC